GAAAGTGGCGATGAAGGGAATGGCGTTCAAACGCTCCAACCTCACCGCCGTTCCCGTAGGCTCAGAGGACGGTTCCCGCAGTCAACTTGTTAGCAACTTTATGCGTTGGATGATCCAGACGCAGATCCCAGAAATTGAGCGCGAGATTGAAATGTGCGCCAATTTCATGGACGAAAAAGGTATTGCCGTCATGGGTCAGTTTTGGGAGAAACGCAAAGAGAAGATTATGGTCAGCGTCCGCTTGCAGGATCTGCAAGAGCAGTTCCCCGCCATCGACATTATGGCCCTCTTGGAAGACAAGAGCGCAGCCGACGACCTGAAGGAAATCTTTGTCAAGCAATACGACTGTTCCAAAGGCAAAGCGGGCAAGATGCTGAAGGAATTGCGCGACACAGGTGAAACCACCGTGCCAATGGACGGTCCCGAGCGGTCCTACCCGATCATCCGCGCCTTCAATCTGGATGAGCACGTTTTTATCCCGTCCTTCTCTACGGACCTTGAGCACACGCCAGGGATTTACCGCGTAGAGTATTTCACCGCGGAGCAATTGCGTGCCTTGGTCCAGACCGATGGCTGGGACGAGAATTGGGTGGAAGCCGCCATTCAGAAAGTACGCGGACAACTGATTACGATCAGCCCCAGCGAGTACCTTCAACCTATCAGTCGTTCCTTCGTCTACACTCAACAGCGGTTCACTGACCGCATTGGCGTTGTCTATGCTTACCAACGCCTGTCAGACGAAGATGGAACGCCAGGAATTTACTGCACCATTTTTAACCCGATGCTGCCCGCCGATCAGAACCATGACGGCTACGCCAAAACAGGTCTGCTCGGTTACGCCCACGGCGAGTATCCATTTGTTCTGTATCGTCGTGAATATCTTAGCCGCAAGTTGCACGATTCACGCGGCGTACCAGAACCAGGCAAGCCTTGGCAGGACCAAATTAAAGCGCACAAAGATAGTCGCATTGACGCGGCCTCTCTAGGCATCCTTCCGCCCATTTGCTACCCGCAAGGACGCCCACCAGGACGCTGGGGGCCAGGAGCCATGATTTCGGAGCGCAGACCCAACGAATACCATTACGCAGACCGCCCCATCCCTGACATGAACACCAACACGTCCGAAACGTTGTTGGAAGCCTCGTTTAAGGAGTACAATGGATTTGCGTCCCGCGAGGGCGACCCTGCCATTGACCCCATCTACAATCAGTTTGAGGTGGATAAATTCCTCAGTTGTTTGTCCCGCACCTTCCGTCAGATCTGGAAACTCTACAAGCAGTACGGACAAGATGAAGTCATGTTCCGCGTAATGGGCGTCAAGGACGTTAACCTCCAACTGTTCAACAAGGGCGACATCAACGAAGAGTTTGATTTTTACCTGTCGTGGGACGTGCAATCTACCGACTTTAAGCGCATGAGCGAGAAGTGGACGGCCATCATTCAGGCGGCGCAGTCCCTTGACCGTGATGGGATCATCGATTATTCCGCCCTCTGCACCGCGTTCATCTCCACCATTGATCCTAACATTGCCGAGCGCATTATCCGCCCCGTGCAACAAGCTCAGCAACAGCTAGTGGAGGACGAACAGCAGGATCTGACGCAGATCTTTGCCGGCATTCCCAAGAACATCAAGCCTGGCACACCTCCGCAATTTGGTCTGCAAATTATGGAGCAGTATTTGCAGCAGCCTGACATCCAGCAGCGGTACGCCCAAGATGAACCCTTCCGTCAGCGTCTGGATACTCGCAAGAAGCAGTATGAGTTCCAGATGCAGCAACAGCAGAACGCTGTGATTGGTCGCCTCGGTGCCACTATGCCTAGTCCCACCGCAGCTACCGCTTCCCCATGAAGAAACGTCGCGATCCCCATCAGAGTTCTACTGAGAAGTTTGCCAACCTCCGTCATACCATGTTTGGTTTGGTGGGAAACGATAACTTCCAGAATTTCATCGATGAATTGCGCGAAATGCAGCATTCCACCATGATTGATCTGTGTTCCGATGCAGTTGTTAAAGATGATCGCATGACCCTTGCATCCACCGGAGAACTTCGGGCGTACTCACAGATTATTGGGCTATATGATGACTTTGTGCAGCAACAATTGCTGCAAGCAGAGACGGATGCTGAAGATCGCGGGGCTTAATAGCTTTAGTCGGTGCAATAAATTGTTGTATTTGTTGTTGACAGTATAATTTGCCGACGCATTTGTAGCGACACTTGGCATCCGCCATGAAGTCTATCGGCCCTTGGGGGCTATAATCCCATGTCTAACGAAAACGTCGAATCCGCTTCTTCACAGCCAGCCGAAGTATCTACTGAGGCAAAAAATGATGCACCGAAAAAGGGTAATCTGAGTGTCGCGCAAGCAGCACAACGGCTCCTTAACATCGAGTCCGAAAACGCCAAAGCTCAACGACAGACTGAACAGACTGCTCCGACGCAGGAATCAGCGTCAAATACCTCAGTCAACCCAGACGAAGCTTCCGCCGAGTCTGCCGAGCCAAGCCAAGAGGTGGAAACACCCGATGGTGAAGCTGATGTTCCTTCTCAGGATATTACACCAGAGCTTCAGAAGAAAATCGATAAACGTATCGGTAAAGAAGTCGCCAAGCGAAAAGCCTTGGAGTCGCGATTAGAGCAGCTTGAGTCCCAGCTAGGGGAGAGAAACAGTTCACCTCCCGCTGAACAAGCCGCTCAAAAGCCAGCAACCGCACAGATGCCTGCCAATGTGCCGTTGGCCCAGATTGATGACTTTCAAGCATTAGCCTCCTTACAGCAACAGGCCAAGGAAGCCAAGCGATTCGCCCAAGATCAACTGGATCGTGACGACTTTGAGCCGATTCAGGTTGGCGATACTGTTTTGGGACGGAGTGAGTTGAAAGCGATTCTGCGTAATGCAGAGAAAACGCTCGATGATGACATTCCAGCCCGTACACAGTTCCTGACGCAGAAGCAGCAGTCGCAGCAAGTCGCTCATCAGATGTTTCCCTATCTGAAAGACAAAAGTGCGCCTGAATACGTTCTCGCCCAACAAGCATTGTCACAGATGCCCTGGATGAAGAATCTGCCTAATGCGGATTGGATCATTGGAGTGCAAATCGAAGGGCTTCGGTCCCTCGACGCCAAACAGAAGGCTGCAAAAACAGACAACAAGCCTAAAACTGCTATGAGCAACCGCCCTCCGTCCAGTCAATCAGTCGTTTCTTCCAACGGTGGTGACGTTCGTATGCCTTCAGCAGCGAAATCAGCCAATCAGATTGAAGCGATGCGGTCCCAATTATCCAAGAAGGGTGGCGTCACGGCAAACGAAGCAGCAGCCTTTCTGCTGGCAAAAGAAAAAGCAAAATTCAACCGTTAAACTCGTTATACCATGGCTCTATCTACTACTTACAATGTTGCCGGTGATCGTGAAGACCTCACAGATTTCCTGACCATCCTCGCCCCCGAGGATACTCCGAAGGTTTCGACCTTCTCGAAAACTAAACGCATGACTAATGCGTATCAAGAATGGCAAGTGGACACCCTTTCCGCCGTTAACTTCGGTGGCGTGCTGGAAGGTCAAGATGTCCTCGCCTTCTCCAATCAAGCCGTCAATCGCGCTCGTCTGGGCAATTACGTCCAGCAGTTCCGCGAGCAGTGGATGGTTTCGCGTCTTCAAGAGGCTTCTGACGTTGCTGGCGTGTCCAGCGAGGTTGCGAATGCCAAAATGAAGGCTATGCGCGAAATCAAACGCGATATCGAAGCCTGTATCGGTTCCGATAATGATCGCCAACAGGAAGCCCCGCCCGCGCCTTACAAGGCCCGCGCCCTTGGCAAGTGGATCAGCAATACCCCTGGTACCGACGTTCCCGCAGCGTTCCGCACGCCTGCGGCTAACATTGACACTACGGCCACTGCTTCCTTGTCGGAATCCGCCTTCAACGATGTGTTCCAGTCGATCTTCCAACAGGTCGGTGGTCGCCGTTCGTACACGCTGTTTGCTGGTCCCTCGCTCAAGCGGGCTGTCAGCAAGTTCCAGCGTCAAGAAGGTACGACTACATCAAAATCCTACCAAGTAACTCAGGATGCTACGGAGCACCAGATTGATTTGGATGTCACGATGTACGTCGGAGACTTCCACACTGTTACGATTGTGCCTGACTTGTTTAACGGTATCCTTGATGGTGCAGATCCTTCGACCACGACTAACCAACAGAAAGCTCGCGGTTACGTCATTGATCCAGAGTTGGTCGGTCTGGGCTATATGCTCGGTATCGAATCTAACGAATTGCCTGACCTTGGTGGTGGTCGTCGCGGGTTCATCCTGGCGGCTCTTACCCTCATGGTTAAGAATCCGCTTGGTCTTGGCAAATTTGCTGGAACCAGCTAAACAATAATCCTCAACATAAAAGGACACTACCATGGCTGATACAGCAGTAACCATCGCCCGCGCCGATACCTCGCAGCTTTCGCTGCAAGAACAATCTCGCGGATTCTCCAACAAGTTTCACGTTGACTATTCTGACGTCGCTTTCGGTTCGGGTAATGCCGATACCGTAACGATGACGCTGGGTGCGCTTCCGTCTAACTTTGTTTTAAACAATGCACTGGTGAACATCACGACTGCCTTTGCGGGCACGACGGCGTTCACTGTGAATGTCGGCACCACTAGCAGCACTAGCGCACTCGTCACGGCTCAGTCCGTGAAGACTGCTGGCGTGCTTGCTGGCGTTCCCACCACCGCTACGATAGTCAAGGGCACGGCTTCTGTCAGTCTCGTTGCTACGTTTACGAACGCAACGGGTGGCAGTCCTTCGGCTCTAACCGCTGGCGCACTGGATATTTATCTGAACATTGTGGATCTCAGCGATCCTTACAAGCTCGGTTAAGTAATCTCAAACAGGGGGCATCCTCATCCGAGGCTCTGCCCCTTTTCTTTTTTAATGAGCAGCGATTCCATAGTCACAGATATTCCCAAGGAGTTTGTCCGCAAATGGTGGTGGGAGATCCAGAATGGTCTGCCCAACGAAAAGGCCAAGGTCCATGAGCACCAGGCCCGTCTAGCCGCGGAGATGCGTAAACAAGGCTCCACGCAGATGGAAGGGCTTGGGCAAGTGGCTGCACGCATCAATCCCCGCCTCTTCTTCCGTTTGCAGGGTCAGCACGGGAATAACGTGCATGAATGGATGCCTGAGTATCTGAAGGATAATCCGCATCTGTGTGCCGTAGGCTATCGCCCCAAGGTTAATGCTGCTCGTCATGGTTTAACAGGTGGATGGCTTAAAAACAAAGACTAAGTGAGAACAATCCCCTACAGTCGCGCTTTGGCTAACATTTGCGGACTGATTGGCGTGCCCACGTCTCGTCTGACAACGGAGACGGCGCAATCGATCAATGACTTGTTCAACGCCAATGTGCGCCAGATCTGGGGGGCTGGCAATTGGCCTGATTTGACTGGGTGGGGTGAGGCACGGTTTGTGGGGGATCTGCTGACGTACCCCAACGATCTTTCGCAGACAACGTATTGGACAGCAAACAATGTTACCGTCACAGCCAACAACATCAGCAACCCAGCCGACAACCGCGTTACCGCTAGCAAGGTCTTTGAGACGGCTACGACTGCTGAACACAACGTAACACAGGCTGTAACCGCATTTGGGGCCACAAACTACCAGGCGAGTGTCTACGCACGTCCAGCAGGAAGAAACTACCTCTATTTGGCCGTAAACGACGGTACCACCACGTTCTCCACGTTCTTTAACGTCCAGACCGGACTTGTGGGAACCCAAGCCAACGTGCAGAGCGCAAATATCTCACAATGCGCCAATGGGTTTTTCCTTTGCACGATCATGTATGAGACTGGGGCTAATGCGACTACCCAGACCTACAAGGCAGGCATCAGCACGGATGGGACTACCATTTCTTACGGTGGTGACATTACTAAGGGGCTTTACCTTTGGGGCAATTTAATCGTTCAGCAGAACAACGTCTCCCCGCAGCAGTTTAACCTTCCTTGGGATCAAACTGGGGAAGCTGAGATTGATGTCATGTTCCAAGCATGGGTAGACAGCCCAGCAATGATTACCTATCCCCGTGGACAAGGGTTTGTTGTCACCAAGGATGGTTTTCAGATG